CCTAATGAAAGTTCGTGCGGCAGCCGCAAAACCAGTTACGGAAGATCAAGCACGTAAATTAATTGAAATGTTGGCTCAAATGGACGTTCCTGTTTAAACTTCACTTTCGTTCGTTTAAACAGTAACACCAAACCTTGCAAGTTTAAGGATCTAGGCTTAACAACTTAGATCCTTTTTCTTTTTAACTAATTCATCTTTCATCACAAAATAGATGAGTTCGTCAAAAAGAGGAGTGAACGAGTTCATTTCGTAGTACATTCTATGTGCTCCTTCGGAAAATCCGCAGTGCCAAATTAGCAGCCCATTTTCCCCCTATAGTATTGAAAAGAAAGGATTTAGGGCTATTTTTGGCGGTGTAGGTGTAGTATCTTATATATAATATATATATTATATATATGAAGAGATACTAACTCTAACAAAACAAACCACTTATGAGATTTTACAAAATGAAGCCTTACTTTGGCAATCCGCTTGCTGGAATTTTCCACTTGCGCCAAACTAACCCTTCATTCATGAACCATTAGGGCTACTGCCCCCCTGCAGCGCCCTTACCCCCAAAAATGGGCAAACCATTGATTCAAAAGGGAATTCTCCTATTGCATTCGTACCGCGTTCATGCTACCCTAGCACATGGGTAAACCGCGCTAAGAAGCCGGATTAACCCAATATATGTGAGGATAAAATGGACGATTCAGACGACAGAAAAGACAATCCCTTTACCAAAATCCTTGATAAAGATATCAGGGATGCCTTTAATAAAGTCGCGGTTGATCTAGACTACACTATACCCAAGCAAAAGATTCCAGAATTCAAGAAATGCTCTCATGATGGATGCTCAACTATGATCCCCAAGCAATCCAGAAAGTATTGCACTGAGCATCACAAGATGTCATCTACTCCCTATAAGCTAGGGACTAAACATGGTCTAGCTATTAGGGTAACTGAGGTTGGAAACGAATGGACTGTAGCTATCTATTACAAAGATAAAATCTTTGATATCGGCAAATACAATCCTCAAGGCAAGATCTCAGGTTTTACCGTATGAAACATTACAAAGGAGAATCAATGAATACATTAGAAGGATTAAGAAAGGCAATGAAAAACGAATGTGTAGTACTCAAGACTACACTAGACAAAGTAGAGTTCGATAGAGCTTTAACAAGTCTTGTAGAATTAGCCATGCACTATGGTTACGATACTAAATTAGAAGTAAGTGAATTGGAGAAACTACACAATGACCTGTGAGATTTGCTTACAAGATTGCAATACCATACTCCCAATCTGTGATGGGTGCGCCTCAGCCGTTGCACATATCATGCAGATCAAAGATGAGAACGGCAGATCACCTAGCCAAGAGGTAGCGGCGGAGCTTCTCAAGAAAGCTCTAAGAATACTAACTCACACTTTCTAAGAGTGGTTCGCGCAAAAGAGTCTAAGACTCTTTTGTGAGACTCATTCTCAAAATAAAAAGAAAGGAATAATGGCACACCAAACATACACAAAATGCAGGTTCGTCTCAACAACAGGTGATGAATGTAATGAATGGTTCGCGGCCGATGGTATTTTCCTATGTCCGAAATATCATAGGAATATCCCATCAGCTTCTAATAACCATTCAGAGGAACAAAAAGATTCATTCATTGCCCTATGTAATGATGAAAGAACCATTTGCGCCTCATTATCCATTCAAGAATTGCAGCAACATATTTCTGATATCAAAGCAGAAATAGAGCAATTCATCGCTCAAAAGAAAACGCGGCACCAGACAGCACGCGCAGTCCTAGGCGAGAGAATGGAGCAGCTAACTGAAGAGCAGAGAGCAGAGCTAAGGAAAGCTACTGCATCTTACAAGTTCGAGGCGCCAAAACAAAAGAAAAATACGCAATTCAAACCTAAATCATTAGAGGGTAAGTTATCAACTACTCTAAAGACCTCAGAGTCAGTAGCTAAAGACTTCATGACTATGGACATAGATGCATTAATGGCAAAATACAAAAAAGCAAAGGAAGAATAACGATGATAGACATTTACCTTAAATCAGGCTCAAGCCATACGAATACATCCAAGAGAAGTCTAATGTACTACGATCCAGACGAACTCGATCATGTATTCGATCAGCACTTACAACGAGATCTATCCAAGAAAGAAATCGAAGATATGATGTTGTACGTCCATGATGAAGACTACGACGAAGATCAATACGGCCTATGAAAAATGCAAACGAGTGCGCGCCTAAGACATGCAAATGCAAATCCAGACTACCAAAAATAGTAAGTGGATTTCCATGGAAAGATGAGAAAATGTTAAGATTGGGAATAGATTATCCACATCATAAATCTCCCACATCCGATAGCAAGGTTTGGTACACACATTGCAACAAGTGCGATACCACTTACGTTTGGAGTTGGCACCCAGAATCAAATGGATGTTGGATGATTCGTTCAATCAATCCACTATTCGATTCCAAAGAAATAGTATACAAATAGACTTTTCAAATACTAAACTAAATAAAGAAAGGAGAACATGCCATTCATCAAACCTAAGTGCGCCAATTGTGGGAAAGTTGTGGACATCGTTAGCGAATTCACGGTTAACGACGAAACAGTAGCAACCCTCAAATGCGGGCACTTCCTAAGATCTTCGCACCTCGTACATTCTAACGATCCAGAATCAATCGTTTCGTTAGATGGTAAGAAGCTCTACAAATTTCAGGCCGAAGGCGTGAAATTCGTTGAAAGAAGCGGAGGTCGTTGCTTAATAGGAGACGAGATGGGGCTTGGGAAAACTATCCAAGCCCTATCTGTATTATACTTGCACGAAGAGATGCGGCCGTTCCTTTGGATCGGTAAATCATCTCTGAAGTATCAATATCAGCATGAAGTAATGCGCTGGATGGGGGAGGATTTCTTTGCTCAGGTGATAAACTCGGGCAAAGATGTACTATTCCCCGGATGTGCAGGCTACATTATCTCGTATGACCTATTAAGACGAATTCCTGATCTAGCTGCTAAATGTCAGCAGGCTAACGTCAAGACTATCATCTTAGACGAATGTCAACAGATCAAGAATTCGGCGTCTCAGAGAACAGGATTCGCGCGCCAATTATCTCAGGAATTCCCTAATGTAATCGCATTATCGGGAACTCCTATTAAGAACAACGCGGCAGAATTCTTCCCGATACTGAACATACTTAATCCATCAATGTTCAACAACGAATCACGATTCATTACAAATTGGTGTGATTCATACTTTGATGGTTATAAGTACAAGGTAGCGGGCATCAGAGACCCTCAGCTCTTTCATAATAGAACTAAATCGTTCATCATTCGTCGTGAAAGATCTGAAGTCATGCCCGACTTGCCCAAGATACAGCGCAATTTCTCATTCCACGAAATGGGCGCGATCGTCGAAAAAGAATACATAGCGACGTTCAAGCAATTTCGTGATGACTATAACAAAACAGGCCCCGATGCCTCATTCGAGCAGGCTAGTAATATACTAGCCTACCTCGCCAAAATGAGACATCTAACAGGCTTGAGCAAAGTAGATCCATGCTTAGATCATTGTATGGAATTCCTAGGCTCAACTGATGACGAGAAACTTACAATATTCGTTCATCATGTTGACGTAGGTGAACTACTTTATCAGAAACTCTGTACTGTTCTGAAAGAGTTAGATTTAAATCCTCCACTAAAGATGACAAGCACGATGGACGCGCAACAGCGTTTCGATTGTGTCGAATCATTTAGAACTAACAAAAAGAATAGAATATTAATAGCATCGACACTCGCATCAGGAGAAGGATTAAACTTACAATTCTGTTCTCACTGTATATTACTAGAGCGCCAATGGAATCCTGCTAATGAGGAACAAGCGGAGAGTAGATTCCCAAGACCGGGATCTGTTGCATCATCTATTGAGGCAACATACTTCATAGCTGTCGGTACTGTAGACGAATTCTTTTCAGAACTAGTCGAACAGAAAAGGCAGTATGTGCATAACACACTAAATAAGAATGGGGAGGCAATCCCTTGGGATCAGTCATCCCTAATGAAGGAGCTAGCATTCGTACTAGCTAATACAGGAGGAAAGAAATGGCAAATCTAGGCTTTAGCATGAAGTTGGACAATGCGATCTTAACCGCATACAACGAAGCTAAGATACAGCTAAAATACAACGAGGCGCAAACGGTAATCGTAGAGAATAGCGAATGCGTCCTCGTTGTAGCTGTAGGTCCAAGGCGAGGTGAGGTCAGCAAATCCATCGAGAGACTAATAAAGAAATGGGAAACAGAATTCACCCGCTGAAGACTTACAACGGACCCTGCTCATGCGGAGGGTTCAGCAAATTTCATTACAAAAGATGTACAAAATCAAAATTAAATTCAAAGGAGCGGCAAATGCCAAGTATAGATTCAGCATATATCATTAAAGAATTAATCAGGAGCAATGGATGTTACGATGATGACCCTCAAGTATATTCGGTACATTCATACATGAATGATTGGGGAGGTCAGACATATCACGTCTCATATAGTGAGGATCAAGAGATCGCACTATGGTCTTCCCCCTACTGCCATGAAATTCGATTATTGTGGTCGGTAAAACTACCTCTTCATGAGAGGGTAACTAAATATGGGGAGGAGCTACTGAAATCAAATGTCCGATGAAATGACAGGATTAATATTCATCGTGATTCTAATATTGTGCGCGATCGGCTCACAACTAGATGAGACAAAAAAGAAGAATAAGGAGCTGAACGATAAACTAGACAACTTATACATAGATTCACTATTAAGGAAGAGGAAATGAACAAAAGGATATTAACAATAGACGCAACTATGCTTAATAGCATTCAAAGTTGCGCGCGAAAGACGGAGTATTCATTCATCAAAAAGCTACAACCCCTGGAGAAAGCCGATGCCTTGGAGAAAGGGGATTTGATGCATAAGATGTTTGAGGTCTATTATTCCTTGAAATTAACAAGCCCCAACTTTCATTCCGAGGTATGGCGAGAACTGATTTCTCAACAGATAACTCCCGATTTGAAAGACCCGGCTAGCGAGGCGGGGCGCTACTTCTCGACTAAGATGAACCTTTCAGTTGAGCTAGCTGAAGAGGTCATTTATCAGTTCCAAGAATATTCGAAGTATTATCAGTTCGATGCTTGGGCGCCACTTGCCGTTGAAGAGGTCGGATCTCGTGTGCTATATGAAGATGATGATTTGCAAATCATTTATACGTTCAAGATAGATCTGGTAGCCGAGAAAGGGAACATCATAGCGCCGTTCGATCATAAAACGTCCGCGCGAACAAAGGAACCATCTTCATTATCAAACCAATTCATAGGTTATTGTTTCGGTTTGAGAACAAATACAATCGTTATAAACAAGGTAGGTTTCCAGAAGACTCTTGAACCCTCGAAAAGATTCATGCGGTATGTTCTGACGATAGATGATGAGAGGATCGAAGAATGGCGCGCCAATTCGATATACTGGGCGCGTCTGTACGACCGTTACCTCGTTAATGATCACTTTCCCATGAATCTTACATCCTGTGATAAATATGGTGGCTGTATATTCGCGCGAATCTGTGAGTCTAATCCACATACTAGAGAATGGAAGTTAGAGCGCGATTTCGAAGCTGGTAGATTATGGGATCCAGCTAAAGAATTGGAGGCAAAATAAAAGTGAGCGATACAGTAATAGTAGCATTAGTCTCGTCCGGAGCATCAGTCATCACGGCAGTAACCGCACTGACCCTAAACTACAGACTATTCAACTCTTTGGAGAGGAGAATAGAAGTGATAGAAGGAGATTTAAAACAAATATTTCAACTTATATCTGAACTAGACAAAAGAATCTCTAGGCTAGAGGAAAAACGATGAAGAAACCAAAACATATGCATAAGTACGAGCGAGGCAAGCTCGGAGATAGCTACGAGATTTACCGTTGCGTTCTAACAGAATGCACCCACTACATACCCCTATCATTAGCCGATGGTAAATTAAGTCTATGTTGGGGCAATTGCGGCAATGCAGTTATGCTAGACAAACAAATGATAAATCAGGCTAAAACGAAACGACCGATATGCGATTCGTGCAAAGAAATAAAGAGAAAACAGAGGGAATTCTTACTCTCTATACCAAATGAGGAGCAAAATGCCAAAATCAACTGAAGATTACAACGAACAACATTCATTACTAGCTTTATTCAAAGGTGAGTCCGGCGAGGGTAAATCCGTTGCTGCTTTATCATTTCCTGAGCCATACGTATTCGACTTCGATAAGAAGATGCCAGGTATAGCTCTTAAACATTTCAAAGGTAAAGTTATCCATTACGACACATTCAATTCGATATTCGAGGCGCAGGACATTATATCAGGACTTCAGAATTATTGTCCTTACAAGACAATCATCGCAGACAGCTTCACCGCCTTAGCCAACCTAACAATTAAGTCAGTAGGAGAGGTCAAAGGTGAAGACGTCCCCGAACTACTGAAGAAAGTGCAAAGTACCAAAGGAGGCGCCAAACAGATTGAGATGATGGGGATTGATTACTATGGAGGTGAGGATCGATTCTGTACATGGTTCATTGATCAGTTGAAAATGTTGCACGTCAAACATAATGTGAATGTCATCGTAACAGCCCATGTAATCGAAGTAATAAGCGCGCCCGATCTCAAAACTAAGTATATTAGCAAGACCCGATCTATAGTAGCGAAAGGGAGAAAAGTCGCGGCATGGTTACCAACGGAATTCGACAATGTATATCATTTCGCGCACCTTCAGCCCGATCTAGGTGAGATAGATCAGTCAGTACGTCGAGTATGCATTACTGAAGCATTCGGAGATGACTCCGCGAAATGTAGTTTAGCCTTACCATCATTCATTGACTTCACGAATGGCTCATTATACGAAGGGATCTTTCCGAATGCTAATAAATAGATATAAATGTGACATATGCGGCACCGAGGTAGACTCGTTATCTGGTTGGTACTTTGGGAGGCAATTGGGAAACACGATATTCATTTCTCGGAGCTTACAAACGAGCCAAGATAGTCATTTGTGCGGCCGAGCGTGCGCCATCAAATATGCCAACCGATTCTTAGAAAGTTCCAAAGAGCTGGACGATTCCAGTCCTATTATCAACCATCTTAACCAAATCTCATTAGATTTAGAAAGAAAAGAAAAATAAATGCCACAGATCAAGTTTTCACAAGAGAATTTACTCGAAAGGAAACAACTAACGGCAGGATGGCGTAAGTTGAGAGTCAAGTCGATAGAAGAGGGACCAGGGAAGAAAGACCCCACCTCAACAGTATGGGAGTGTATGTTCATCGTGAACGACAATACCCCAGATAACGGAGTCCCCATTCGTCATTGGTTCAGTGAAAAGGCTATGGGGCGCGCCGTTGATTTTATTAAGTGCTTTACGGGTGGTAAGGTGGATGTTGATAAGGTTTATGAACTTAGCGAATGCATTAATCGCGATGTCATGGGTCACTGTCATTATGATATTGATCAGAAGTTCAATGTCATAGAGGATTGGCGCCCCGTCCAGGTAGCGCAAGGAGCTCAACAGAAGTAGAATTGATAGGGTGCGCGTTTCCTTAATTCGCGCACCCCATCATTCATTCATTAATTCGTTAATTCAAACTAGGAGAAAATTATGGCAGAGGTTAAAGTCAAATTCACGATGAAGGAATTCACAAAAGACCTAGATTTAGAGCATGCTGAGGATGAAACGCAAGCTTTAGCAGAACTCAACAATGATCCTGAGCTATGGTCAGATGAAGTGATGGATGAAGTTGAGATGGAGATAGTTTCCGGATCATACGACGATCCTGAGCCTGAAGATGTCTCAGAAACCGAACCTGAAGAGGAACCGGCAGAGGAGGAAGAGGAAGAAGGGTCATAAATAATAGGGCGCGCGTCGAGAATTGAAAACGCGCGCCCATCATTCATCATCTCTATGGAAACATATACAGCAGTAATCACAGTAGTAGCGATAGCCGCACTCATTATTACGGTCGTTATAAAGGTAATAAACAAAAAAGATGATTAAAGTCAGAGCAGTAGAAAAGCAAAGGTACGATACGATGGGCGATTGGCAGTTCATTGCAGATGATTTAGAGGTGAAGGTCACCGATTTAGGTGACGAAAGAATGAATCTAGCCTTAGCTATCCACGAGATAGTTGAGGCGTATCTATGTAAGGCGCACGGAATATCGGAAAGAGATGTCGATATATGGGATCTAAGCTATCCCAAAGAGAGAGGTGAACCAGGAGAGGATGTACAATGTCCCTATCACAATGAGCATATGATAGCTCAAAGCATCGAATATTTGGTTCTAAACGCATTAGGAGTATCTATTGCATCATACGAGAGGAAATTCCATGGAGATTAACTTAACCGACATACAAGAACCTCTAGCTCTCAAGGGAGATGGATTCGATAAACTGTTAGATTCGATAAAGACATACGGATTATTCCACCAGATATTAGTCAAACCGAATCCAGGGGGCAAATATAGTATAATCGCAGGAAGACAACGATATTTGGCGCATAAGGAATTAGCTCTACCCACGATAAATTGCCAAGTGTACGATGTACCAAATGCCCACGAGATATCGTTGCACGAAAATCTAAGGAGGCATAACCTCCAATGGTTCGAGCAAGTAGAACTTGAGAAGGAATTGCATGATCTAAGGATTTCTCAGCATGGGGCTAAAAGGATCGGGCGCGACTGGGGCAATAATCCGGGATGGTCCAAGGAGGATACGGCGCGCGAATTAGGTTTAGCCACGGGGACATTTTCCCAGGATATGAAGTTAGCCGAGGCGCTCATTCTTAATCCTGAACTTAGGAACGTCAAAGATAAGAGTACAGCCCTACGTTTAGTCAAAGCTCTTAATTATCGTGCAGAGTCTGAATTGCAATCATTAAGACCTCCAGAATTCGAAATGAATCAAATCATGTGCGGCGATTCTGAAATCATCATGAAGCATTTTCCCCCAGAATCATTCGATGTATGTCTCACAGACCCCCCTTGGAGTGAATACAAAGATGAAGGAGTTGATCAAACTACGTTCTTACCGATATTCAAAGAGGTATATAGGACATTAAAGAAGAATTCCTTCTTATTTTTGATTACGAGTAGTACAGATTTCCCTTTCTACTTTAAAGAACTACAGACTCTTAATTTCAGCGTCCAGAAATACCCCATCATTTGGCAAAAACCAAAGACTATCACTCACGGTCGCTTGAATTGGCAGTACGCTAGAGATTACGAACCGATATTAGTAGCGGCAAAAGGCGCGCCCTCATTATGTGCAGGGGTGGAATATTCATCAGTGATGAGACATGACAATGTGCACCCTAGTAAGATGATTCACCCTCATGAAAAGCCTCTATCTTTAATTGTAGAGATCTTGCAGCAATGTTCATTCCAAGGTGCTAAGGTAATAGACCCATTCGCAGGTTCGGGAGTCGTTGGTGAGGCGTGTAAGACCACCGGTCGTTATTACATGCTGATAGAGAAGGATATGGATAGAGTGAAAGCAATCGGAAAGAGGCTATGAATTACGTAGGAGGTGATGGCCCTTCTTCTGCTAAAATAGTCGCAGTAGGAGAAGCTCCAGGATCAGAGGAAGAAAGACTTGGTCGTCCATTCGTTGGTCCATCCGGTCATTTATTTGATCAGACTTTATCCGATGTAGGCTTAGACCGTCGTTCAGTATATGTGACGAACGTAATCAAAATCAGGCCACCTAACAACGATCTCAAATTATTATATTTAACCGGGAAGAAGATAGAAGATTTTACACCACAACTGTACGAAGAAATCCGCGCCATTAATCCTAACGTTATATTAGCCCTAGGTAACACCGCGCTACAAGCTCTTACAGGTTATAGAGGCATAGAAAAGTATAGAGGGTCGATATTAAGGTCTAACTTTGGTCCATACAAGGTAATTCCAACTATACATCCAGCTGCTTTATTACACTCCGAATCAGAAGGTCTTCATTCATGGAAGGATTTGACCTATATAAGATGGGACTTTACCAGATTAGCCGAACAATCGAAGTTCCCCGAAATTCGTGCGCCCGACCGACATTTACAAATCGCGCGAAACTCCCAATCATTGTACAGATATCTAGAAATGTACAGGGGCGCGCCGTATGTTTCAGTCGACATAGAAACATTCAAAACGATCCCCATATGTATAGCATTCGCTTTTTCAAACAACTCAGCGATTAGTGTGCCTCTATTGGACATCCTAACCGAGGAGAAGATGCCCCTCTCGGACCTAGCCGATATATGGCACCAGGTTTCATGTCTTATGTACGATTCAACCTATGCAAAGATAGGACAGAACTTCAAGTTTGATGAGCGCCAACTGTATAAATGCTTAGATGGTAAGATGAATTTCGGGATAAAAACGAGAGGGTTCCATTACGATACTCTATTAGCCTTCCGTACATTATATCCAGAATTGCCTGGATCACTACAGTTCTCAACATCCGTATTAACAGAGGAGCCTTACTATAAAGACGAGGGCAAAGAGTTCAACCCTAAGAGAGATAAGTTCGATCGCTTATTATTCTATAACGCTAAAGACGCGGCTGTCACCTTTGAAGTATTTGAAAAGACGTTATGCGAATTGCAAGAAAGGAAGCTAGATCATTTTTTCTTTCAATTCGTCATGCCCCTGCATTCATTCTATTCTAGGATCGAATCTAGAGGCATACTGAGAGACGGTTTCGCGCAAAAGTTCTTACATGAGAAGTACTCGGACCAACAAGAGGAATTACAAGCAGAATTGGACCTTCTTACTGAAGAATACCTAGACAAACCGGTGAATGTCAATTCGAATGGCGCGCGAGGTGACATACCACGACTAATATTTGGCGCGATGAAGCTACCGATTAGAAAGGGCACGGATGAGCAAACACTAGACGCTTTGATGCGTAATACCGTTAGAGATGAGAAGAAGAAGCGAATCCTGGAGTTAATACTTAATATAAGAAAGGTGAAGAAAACAATTGGAACATACGTCGATGCTGAGGTTGATTTTAGACGACGACTACTCACTAGTTATCGAATTATTCTCGAAACCGGACGGACCTCGACTGGTATTCTTAAAGCTCCAGTTGCGACCGAGCCAATGGGACTTGCTTTTCAAACAATTACTAAGCATGGAGAAGTGGGATCGGATATCAGACGCATGTTTATACCTGACCCAGGTTATGTCTTCATTGAGCCGGATCTATCCGGCGCTGAAGCGAGAGTTGTGGCTGTCCTTTCCAACGATGAAAAGCTCCTCAAAGCCTTCAAGTTTGACCTTGACATTCACCGACTTACGAAGGCCTGGATCGACTTCCTCGAGATTCCGAACATCGGAGAGTTCTGGAAAAGTCCATCAGCCGACCTCGCAAGATCGATCAACAGATACCTAAGAGAACGAATAAGTGATGAGGAGCGTCAATTAGGCAAGAAATTCAGGCATGCGGGTAATTATGCTATGGGAAAGAGAGAAGCGGCACTCAATGCATCTATCTCAGAGTGGCGGGCCGCGAAAATTCTCAAATTATTCCATCAAACTAACCCTAATATTGAGCAAGTATTTCATAAAGAGATTCAAGAAGCTCTATCAAAAGATCGGACATTAGTTTCCCCGAACGGCCGCACCCGTATATTCTTAGAGAGGTGGGGACAGGATTTGTTCAAAGAGGCATACGCACAGATCCCTCAGTCTACAGTAAGCGACCAAACGAAGAAAGCCGCGATGAACTTCGAGAGAAGACTTCCAACCGCTCAAGTACTAGTCGAATGTCATGATAGTTTCTTATGCCAGGTGCCGTATAAGGATTTCGACAAAGCGGTAGAGATCATCAAAGAGGAATTGGAGAGTCCAATAGACTTCGCCAAATGTTCATTACCAAGAGGCTCTTTAGTAATACCGTGCGAAATAAAACACTCAGATAAAAATTGGGAGGAAATGAAGAAGCTATGAGTTCTGTAGAAATCGTGGAGCGAATCATGACCATGCATTGGGACCTAACAGCCTGTCACTGTTGGATATGCGAGGCTGGAAGGAAAGAAGGGTGCCGTCCAAGGGAAGAATATACGACATGGAGAACTGAGGGATATTCATATGTCGATGAGTGGGAAAAATGACGTTTGAAAAGGAATTCTTTTTTCTGGCTGGAACTATGCTGCAATGTCTATGGTATGAGAAGAACGTACCAGGAGATAAAATTTTCAATTGCATAGGAGTTCTCGATTACTCCTCGGAAATGTGGCTGCTTATAAGACAAAGGAAGTTACAGATTGAGCGCGCCAAATCTCAAACCGAAAGAAGGATCATGGATAGATCAACTAATACTGGGAACGGAAGAATCAGAATCCCCTGAGAGATATTTCTACTGGGCGGGTTTAGCGGCAATATCGGCCATCACAAGGAAGAATGTATTCCTAAATCGATTCTTCTATAAACTCTACCCAAATATTTACGTAGCTTTAGTAAGCTCTAAATCAGGCTTAAAGAAAGGTATACCCATATCAATCGTTAAATCAATATTGGAAGAATGTATGGTAGCTAGAGTAATATCAGGATGCAATTCGATCCAAGGGCTAATCAAGGAACTTTCGATGCAGCGGACGTACCCTAACGGTTTAGTCATTAATGAAGCTCAGGGTATTTTGCTATCTGACGAATTCGAATCGTTCCTTACTGATGATCCCAGAGCTTTGACGTACTTAACAGCCTTACATAACACGCATGAACATGAGAAAAGTTGGACAAAGAACATTAAATCTTCACCTATTGAAGAGTTAAAGAGTCCGTGCCTTACTTTATTAGTCGCAAGTAATGAGGTACTCTTCGATTCTATGGTGAAAATGAAGGATATTGAAGGGGGATTCATCGCGCGCACCTTCATAATACACGAAAGCGCGCAAAAGTTGATTAACCCTTTAACGGAAGCGCCAAAGAGGAAACTGGGGAAAGATGAACTAGTCGATCATCTGATCAAAATAGGTAGAATAAAGGGTGAATTCGAGTGGTCATTAGATGCTAAGGAAGTCTATAATGCATGGTATGCGAAATTATGTAACCTCAATGTTGAAGACCGTACAGGTTCGCTCGGACGTTTAGGTGATCAGGTTCTAAAGGTAGCAATGCTCGTTTCTCTATCAAAGAAAGAGGAATTGAAGCTAGAGGTAGAGGATTTAGCAGAGGCGATTAAACGCTCAGAGGAATGCTTACCCGCTATACAATTTGTGAGCATGAGCGGCCCCTCAGAAATCAGCGAGTCTATTGCGAGGGTACTGAAGACCATCATCTCATCACCAAACCAAGAAATTACGAGGGCTAAGCTGCTGACCAGAGTTCATGCCAGAGGGGTTGATTCGCAAGTTCTAGATAGGGTCATAGAGTCGCTCGTTCAATCCAAGGCAATAGATCAGCCGTTCAGGAATTCAGCACGAGAGATATGCTATAGGATGAATAAGGAAGCGTATAGGAAGTATATTCAATTCAGAGAGGAAGAGTAAAAAGATGTTCATCGAATTATTTGAGCCAGAGCCAATAGATGTTATTTATTCCGGTGCCGCAACAAGTAGCCCAGAACAACATAGGATAAAGCTAAGAATAGGAGAAAGGAATTCAAACGGTCGATTCTGGATTAACCTATCCTTCAGAAAGAGAGAGGACGCGGAAAAGTTTATAAAGAAACTAAGAGCATCCTTAGACGATCCCAGAGAGTTCAATCCTTAGCCTTGAGCTTCTTAGCCATCTCGATGGCCATTAGGAAACTCTGATTATCCCGTGGCCTATTAACACCCGCGCCATCTGCTATCGAGTTTGACAGCTCTCTACTATATTGTAAAGAATGAGGATCGAGGTCACTTTTAGCTATATACTGAGCCATCTTAGTGGCCTTGATCCTTCTAGCTTCATCCTGAAGACCTTGAGCAACCTTAGTATCTATTTTCCCCCCGAACTTACTCGGCTCATAACCCCTAGATACATCTCTATCTATCCTAGCCTCTTCCTTAGCTACTGACCTAAATGCTCCCTTAACATCTCTCGGTTTATCAACCTTGATCTCCGGCTCAGTTTTAGTTTCATATTCCGTCCCCTCCCCTTCGATAGGCTTCTCAGACCACGACCCTTTCTCTTCACTTTTCCTCCCCTTAGGTCCAGTTCCCTTAGACCTCCCAGTTTCAGTTTCGGGAGCCTCTCCCCTACTCTTACCGACTTTCAATTTACGAGCTAAGTTAGGATTATATGACCTGGGATCTTCTACTGGAGTCTCCTCCTGAATATTCGTTCCTTTACCCCTAGGTTCATAAGATCTTCCCTTAGTACCAGGCGCGGCAGTTGTGCCCGAACTCTTCTCTAATTCATATTTCCTGAGTATATTAGGTTTAATCTTGAATGGAGACGTTAAATCTCCACCCCACTCATTACCAAATCCTCTCACGAATGATGGGAGCTTTCCAATAACCGCTCCAGCCGTCATTCCCGGAAAAAATCCGTGACCTAAAGCCTCACTGATAGCTCCACCAGCAAGTGCGGGCAATGTATGACGACCCAGACCCCCCTCTGCAGCCTCGGCCGCACCCGCTTTCATAGAAGGGATGAATCTAGGATCGGTAACTCCTTTATAACCTAACCTAAGAGGAGATCCTACCATTGCAGTAGTTGACGCAGTTCCAATGGGATCTTGCATGAAAGAGCTAGGTAGGTGCGCCAAAGTATGCCCGATATCCTGTCCTGTTTCGACCACACTTCTACCGACATTACGAGCTAAGTTACCTAGTGACGGACTAGGAGTGTAACCAGCAGTAGCAGCCTGTTCAGGAGTTTCCTCACTAGGAGTGAACTGTGAACCTCCACCAAACGGAACTAAAGAACGCGCTATTCTTTGAGTCTTACTTAATGGAGATTCCGGAATAGTTGTGGTTAATGCAGCAGGGGGCTGGACTTGGGGATACTTGGGAGCTTCTCTCTTCGCAAGAAGAGATTCGTAGGCTTCAAGTTCTTCATCTGTCAGACTGGATAAATCGACAGCCATTATTTCTTCTTCTTTCTTCTCTCTTGCTCAGCCCTTACGTCATCTAGAGATATACCAATTGGCGCGCCCGTCGCCGGAGCCGTAGCAGCGGGAGCAGTTTGTACATTAGCAGTGGGAGCATCCTGAGGCCCAAGTTGATACGATTGTAAAACGGAATTAAGACTGACTTGATCATCCGTATCCTCTAAGTCTCTAAGGGATTTATCAACGTGAGATTTCTCACGCATTACTCTAGCCTTTCTATCATTTAAGAGCTTATTCAACACTCCAACAAATCCAGGAGGAAATCTAGCGGACTCTGGACTTGCAAAGATCTTATTTAGCCATGCTTGGAAGTGCTCAGGAGTCGTTTGTCCGCCTACTAACATATTCATTTCAGCATTGGTCAATCTAAGATTCGCGCTCTGACCAACTACGGTTAACAAAGCCTTCAGAGTCTCAGGAATAGCTAAGACGTTTCCAGCCTGAGTACCAGAGTTCAGATCGTTCATCGCAGAATCTATATTACCAATCTGTAGCTTATAATTCTCAGATTCTTTGTTCCAAGTGCCACGATAAGTTCTTTTAGCAGAATTGAGATTAGCCGTACTGGCCCTAGTAGTAGCCTGTGCGCGAATTGGGTCATCTGTAGCCCTAACATCAGCTAACCTAGTTTCGGCACCTTTCAACCCGACATCAGCCCCCTCAACAGCCTTTTTACCGGATGTCTCAGTGAAATCTCTACTTTTCTGAATAAGCCTTTCCAGATCCGCTCCTTTAGGAGCCTCACCAGAATGATCGGCCTTCCAATCCTCGACTAATCCACCAAATACATATTGAAAATCATCCTGTCTTCCAGGCGTTCGTTCCTTAGATGCTACTGTAGGTTTAAGACTCCTTGGGACTGGAGAGTTATCATCGGTGAACTTCAACCCACCATCTCTATCTTCATAAGCCGAACCAACGTAATTTCCTTTCTCGTCGACCATGTTATAAACAGTACCCATCTTAGGAATAGCCCTAGGATGGAATACCTCGGGGTCTTTTGCTTCTCTTCCATATAACTTAGCGAGCGATCGAGCCTCATCCGTTTGAGCACCTTGCAAAGCAATCTGAGATTTACCCTTCTCAACTTCAGAGATATCCTTAGCTACTCCAGCCTGAGTCTTTAGTCCGGATTCAGCTTCTTTAAGACCAAGGGCGCGCGCATCTTCCTTCGCCTTCCAATCGGCTAACTGACTTTGATAGGGGCCATAAACTACATTTTCCGCAACTTGCGCGCCCATCTTAGGATCTCTAATCCCCATAAAACCACCGAGGAGTCCACCTAAGATTCTGCGTTTCACAGAAGGATGATAATCACTTAGTTGTGGCTGAGGCTGAGCTTGTGGTTGCTGTTCGAATGTCCTCTGTGCCTGAGCCATTGGACTCTGATTCTCAGTAATATCTTGTGAAATATTCTTCTGCAAGGATTGATCAGGAACAAAAGAATCTATAAGATTCTTCTTCCTCCAAAGATCCGCAAAGTCATTAATGGGCATATTACATTCCTATCTTGCCCAAAGCGGGGAACGCTCCAGCTAATCCGGAGGCCGCGCCCGCTAGCTGAGTAATACCGCCTAAGACTGTCTGGAACATCCCAGGATTCTGGCTTAATTTAACCATACTATCATTAGCAGCCTGCTCAGTACTGAAATCGAGTCCCATAGATTTAAGGGCATCGGTAATATCCTGGTGCGCGAATCCCCCCGTCGTGCCATATAAGTTCGCCATGCCTTGAGTACCGGCACGCTTACCAGCGGCTATATCGGACTCCAGATTTAGTTGCTGATTTACACCAGTACGCCGACCACCCGCTACATCACCCATAAGGCTAGCTTCCTGACCTTGACTCCTTAATATATTAGAGGCCTGAGTCCCAGCAGTAGTCCCCAATATTCCTGCACCAGACTGAGCTAACCTAGCTACGTCAGATTCAGTACCTTGCAGCCCTCCGAGTCCAGCCATCTTATTAGCATTAATCTGAGAGGTTAATCCAGCTTGTGCGGCAATGTCCGCTTCAGATGCGGCTGAAGCCCCTTGGCGCGCCATTCGAGCTAGTGCAGACGCACCCCCCATACCCCCGGTCTTACTTGCAACATCAGCCGCCTGACCACCCAATACATCATAAGCACCACGAACTCCTGCAGTAGCTGTATTTAGATAGTTGGAAATATCGGTTGGCGCGAAACCACCGGTCTTAGCGAAGTCGGTATATCCCCCTCTTATGGTTGCTAGGCTCGTCGGGTCATAGGTCGCGCCCGCCCCACTAACTATTTTCTGGAGGAGCGCAGGGTCGTAACCACCGGTGGTTGATGTTCCAATCATTCGACCCTGCAGATCTAACAACTTAGTAGGATCATAGCCACCGGTGGTTGCAATATCTCCTGTGGAAGATCTTAAACCAGCAGCTACAGCAGGGTCATAACCTCCAGTGGTCATTTCATCGCCGTATCCACCCATCGCGGAATACATCTGTTCAGTAGCCGGACCTTGATCTGCTCTAAACTGAGTCTCCATTCCTTCAGTAATAGGAGTAGTAGCTTTTCTTGCTTGAGCTGCTATATCCTTAGCACTCTGTGTCGCGGCCTGCGTTTGACTTTTAGCCATCTATTTCATTCCTTTTAGCTACGATACACCAGAGAACGACCTAAGCAATGCTCAAATCCGAAATGTTGAACGATCAAATTAGCAAACTTAGGATCGTTAACGAATGCGTGCACTTCGCTGATTCCTCGAGCTTCTAACTCATCTTTAGCTAGAGGAGCCATTTCTCGGATGGCCAGTAAGCGTTCACGCGGTGAAGCGTTATTGCTTAGAATCAAAGACATTTCAGCAGTCTGATTGATAATGAACAAGCCTATCAATTTACCATCATTCTCCATAGAGCCTTGGAGAAGTACTCTCTTATTCCTTATGTTATCCAAAGGGAATAAAGCGTCCTTCTCCAGGCTCGCCAGATCAGAGAGTGAAAACGCGCGAATCATAATTGCGCTTGTATAGCCGTCTCCACTGCTGTTTGAAGAGCCGCATCCGTGATCGTATCTCCATCCGTCTGGACATTCGGGTCCATGACCACCGAAGGCGCGAATTGCGCGGCTTGCATGTCTGAATTGACTACGCACTGCTGCGCCCATTTGAACCGAGTATTGTGCGCAACCGTCGTAGTAGGCTCATTCTGAATGTACGTGGCAAACTTCATGCAAGCGACCTTGATTCGCCCACGAAAGACCATATCGTTCATTAGCTGAGCCGAGCTGGTATAGTCGAGCGGCCCTGGGAAATTGCTCTTAGGTGCTGCCATTGGTGTCATGCTGGATTCTCCTTTTTCACAATCTTCAATAGTTCATATCTCTTGGGATGTTCTCCCACTATCGCGTATTCGACCATCTGCTCAAACGCGTCTCGCTGCGTCACATGAACATCTAATCCTCGCGCCTCAGTTAGCCGCCTCACCAGATCATCGAAGTACTCTCTACTTTTCCTTGTAGGCATAAATGACAGACGGCGCATCAGTTCACCGTTAGGTTGCCTTCGAGCTTTTCCAAACGATCCGCGAGTTCCTTGATCGCGTTGAGCATCGCGTAAAACAGCAGTTGCGGGTTGTAATGCAAAAACGTCCCATCTTTCGAGATGAAGCTCCCCACCGATTCAGGGAACGTCGGCTGCATCTTGGCTGCATCCACGCCGACACAGGAATCCTCCGTAGGCATATCGGCTAGTCCGTTGTACTGGAATCGGATCGGATCGACCGTGCGGACAGCGGCGAGGCCAAGCTCGTAAGGCCGCACGTTTTTCTTCAAACGAATGTCGCTCGAAATCTGCCAGTAGTTGGTGCTCGGCTTGGCCGCTGAATCTGCCGCGAGAGTTATCAGGGAGCCTCCCGCGTTGGGGAGCGTATATCCAATCGATAGATTGCCCGCGCCGGACAGGTTCATCATCTTGCTAGCGGTAGCGAAAACGATGCCATTGCCGCTGGCGACATTAGTGGAGATCACAGTGTCGCCCAGTGCTGATCCCGTGATGATGTCGTTCGCAGCAGTCGCCACACCGATATTAGTCGTGGTCGAGCCGCCGCTATAGGTCAGTTTGCTACCACCGCCATACGTGATGGAAGCTATCCCGCCGAATGCGCCGCTCGCGTTGTATTGAAGTTGCGTATTCGCTCCCCCAGGAGTTCCACTACCAGTCACGGGAAGCGCTGGCGCGAAGTTCCAATTGGTCCCATCGAAATAGATATAGTGGTTCGCGTTGCCGAAGTAGATGACGCCTGAAGTAGGTGCGCTTTCCCGAGAAACGGCGAGATCACCTGCGGCTCCGCTGTTATAAGCGCCAGAACCAATCAATACATTGCCCCCGGCGACATTGAGTCTTCCATAACCACTGGTAGTTCCGATGTTTACATTGCCACCCGAGGGTTGCAAGAGCAAATTGTACGGAGTCGCTATGCCATCCACACGTTGAGATTGTAAATAACAATCTCCGCTATCCAAAGGACCACCGATCAATCCATAATTGTTATCGCTCAAAATCGCAAACCGTTTAGGAGCGTTGCCGAGTCCGGGAGGACCTGGGGAACTGCCTCCCGGCCCGCTCACAGTAAAAAGGGTTCGCGGGTTCATCGTACCGATGCCCACACTGCCGCCCAGAGGATTAAGGCACAGACCCATCGCCACACTGGTGTTTAGCCTCGATTGAATCCACGCATAATTAGGAGAAGCGTTCGCCCGACCGAATGCTAACTCGACATAAGAATCATCCAAAGAAACAAAGGCTCCTGACTGATAGGTCAAGGACGGATCAAACCCAATGGCGCGCAAAACACTAAAGACCGATGGCGGAGTCGCCGTCCCGATGCCAACGTTGTTTCCATTATTGATATAACTCGCAAGGCCAGGATCAGCAGCAAAGCGGACTTTGATCGTTCCACCCGCTAAGAGATCAAATAAACCATTGTCATTAGCCGTCGTTGATCCGATCAATTCTGCTACCGTATTCGTCCCATTCGATATCACGATTCCGTTGTATTGAGTCGGCGAACTAACCACTAATTTATTG